CTCATGTAGAAATGGTAATAGAACATCAGGAAAAATTTGTTTATGAAACATGCTCAACATCTAAAAAATATATACGTATACAGATAGATAATGCAGTAGCTGAAAAATTGTTTTCAATTAATGAGCCTGAATTTACACGTTTTATCAACTCAATACCACTACCTGGAGGAGAGTCGTACTTAATTGAAAATTTAACAACGGATCATGTAGTTATTGGACAAGGATTATTGGGTGGAATTATGGATATTGCTTTACCTGTTGCAAATGCTATGACTGGAGGAGTTGTAGGACCAGTAGCAAATGCTGCAATGGGTATTGTCAGACCAATAATGGGTGGTAGAAAGAAAGAACCGGAAGAGGCGTCTTTAAGGTCACTACTTAAGAGTACATTGTCTGATTTTAATATGGATAAAATGGAATCATATAAAAGGGGTACAGTAATCATACCACAACCTTCAGAAGCAACGGCAACTGGTCGTGGTATAGAAAGTATGGAAACATTTAGGTTGGATCCTTCAGGTGCTATGGCACATGTTGGAAATCCTTTTCCTAAAGTTACACATATTACACAATTTACTAGAGTACCTTGTTTTTATAATGACGGAAAATTTACGCTTACTACATCTAATACAGTTCATGAAAAAGTTTATGGAAAAATAGTACGACCTCGTGATTTTGTAAATTCTAATTTATCTTACTTTGCTCCTTTCTTCAAACTAAATACTGGTTGTTTAGAAATAGATTTAATGGTTTTTAAAACAGTTTTTCATGTTGGTTCAATAGCTCTTACTTTTGTACCATTTGTAAATGATTCAACTTGGGATACAGCAAAGAGTTCATTGGTAACTTTCGTTGATTTAACTGAAACAAATTTAGCTAGATTTAAAATACCATTTTCTTCAGTAACACCATTTAGATTGACAGATGAAACACAAGGACAATTGGGATATTTTGCTATATATGTAATGAATCCATTGGTATCAAATAATTCAGTTAGTAGTACAATAGATTGTGTATTAACTGTATCTGCTGATGTAGATTTTCATTACACAAGTAATAGAGGAGTAGTATTACCAGTTCGTGGACAAGGTGAAGATGATACTTTGCAATCAGATGGTATGGAACAACCTACTGTTGTTGAGGGTAATGTTGAAGATACGGCACAAAATACTATTGTACAATCGGATGTAGAAACTATAGAGCAATTTATGGCAGAAACAACTTTGAAAGAATGGTCTTTGAATGCAATTACGCTGAAAGGTAATAAAGTAGAAATAACAACGAACAGAAATGTACCACTTGATACTTTTACTATAACAACTTCAATGCAAAACACAAATGTTCCTATATACTCTCGAAGTGTGTTGGAAATATTGTTGGAGGATCCGTGTTTTGTAAATACTGCAATGTTTTCCCGAATGGCTCAATTTTTACCAGATTTAAAAGTTACTGTCAAGGGAAATTCAGTAAGAACACAGTGTGGAGCTTATATAGTTGGATTAATGTATCAACCAAATACTTTGGAAGTAACGGATAATGCTTATGCATCAAGAACTACTACTTTTGATATAATGAAAAGGGGTGGTATTATTATTGATATGTCTAAAGCTAATGAAGCAGTATTTGATGCTAAGTGGTTTTCAATTTATTCATGTTTGTCTAATTTGGAACCTAGAATATCCATTCTAGAACACTTGTATTTATATATTGGTATAGTGGCACCACTAAGAGTTGGTACTGGTAATTATGAAAGTTTTAAAGTACAAATTTTCGTTGATGCAGGAGATACAAATTTCTACGGTACTATTTCAGATTTGGATTGCTCGATACCTCAATTATCTCAATATGGTAATCTACAAGAGGATCCAGAATTTTGGGAAATGAGTGTTGTTGGTCAAGGAGAGAATGTTCCAGTAGATAAGGGTGGAATAGAAATGAATATTGGTGAAGATCAAGAAGATATCAGTGATATAATGAAAAGATATACGATTTATAAAACTGGTACAATTACCACTAATACTAAAATTGATATTTCTACAAACTTTACAGCACCAGGAAGTTTACAAGATGCATTAATGAAATGTTTTAAAAACTATAGAGGTGGAGTTGATATTATGTTGCAAATAGAACCAACAGTATCAAGTGCTATTGTTGAATTGTTAACACCAAGGGCAATTCAAACATTAGATACTTCTTCAGTAAAATTAAGTAATGCTATAACATCTGTACCATCTATTGAATCATATAATCGTGATGAAGTAGAGGATCCGGGTAACTATGTACCATTAACACTTAATTCTGCTAGTACCAGTGATTTTTCACAAGGAGAACAATTGTGGAAAATTGGTAAAGGAGTAGAGGGTGATTATGTTAAACATAGTGCTAGTGGTGAAGGAGTAGCAGATGTAGATTTTACGAAAGTTTTTAATACATATAATGGAAATGTAACTAAGGAAAATACAAACAATGACAAGTTAGAAAATATTATCAGTGTTAATCAAACTAATGTTGAGATAATCAATAATGATTTCATTGGTATAAAAAATGCAATGGATAATAACTTGAAATTAAAAGCGTATTTGACTAATGCAAATAACAACTTTAATTCGTATGCTACGGGTGTAAATTCATTGGTAGAAACACATAATGGAAATATGGTAAAACAAAACTCGAATAATACAGAAATCATTGGTATGATTAATGAAGGTGAAGGAGGAGTAATTGCTGCTGGTGGTGTTATAGTTGGAATAGGATTCGGTTCATATGATAATAGTAAAACAATACCAGATTTCATGCGTGGCACACCATCTATGTTTTTGGATACTAGCATCAATCAGTTCAAGAAGATAAATATACCTTGGTATGGTTTATCTCAATATCTTGAAATTAATCCATCTACACAATGGCAAACTAATAGTTTCAATTCTAATTTTTGTAATATAGCAAGTTTATATTTGTACACTAACCGTTCTATAAAATATACTATATATACGAGAGCTAGTGATAGTTTTCAACTTGTATATAGTTTGGGAACACCAACTAGTGCACAATCAAAAGTTAGAAGAGAACCAATTCAGGCACCGAAATGGAAATTTAAAGTTAAAGGACAAATGGATAGAGATCAGGATTTTAGCGATGAGTCAGTGGTGCAGAAGGATGCAGGAGCTGGCGCTTACAATTTGTATGATGATATAGGACAAACTGTACTCGAAAAATTGAATGAATTAAGAGATGCTAAAATTGGTGAAGAAGAGGAAGAAATAGAGATTGAGGAAAAACAAAAATCTGGTTTAATTCATAGTATAAAGAAGAAAATGACACCAAAAGTCGTAAAAAATACTAATGATTTGGTTAAATCTGGTAGAGATTCTTTAAATGAAGTAACAAATACTATCAAACGTGTATCTGAAAAGGCTGATCATACATTTGATCAAATAGATGATATAATGGTTGATACTAAAGATATAGTTACTACAGTTAAGGAAAATGTACCAAAAGTTGAAGGAATAGTTAAAGACGTTGATAAAGCAGTTAAAAAATCTAATGTAATAATTGACACATGTAATGAACTTGTAAATGATGTAAAAACAGAAATTCTAAAAGTTGTGGAGGGTATTAAGAAATTTTTACCTTCTTCATTGAGTTTTAGTATGGATGAAGTTTGCGTTGCAGTTTTACAGATTTTAATGGCTATTTTGAATCCAAATCCGATGACGTTGGTTTTGTCTTCTTTTTCAGTTTTAATATCTTTTAAATTTTTGAAATGGGAATATGTTACCAAAATTGTTGATTTTTTCAAAGGACTTTTTAAAAAGAAAAACATACCTCTTGATGGTTCGACACAAGAACTCCAGAACATCAAGGGACAATGTGATCATGATATGTGTATTAGGTGTCAAGAAAGTGCTGAATGTAATTTACACTGTGAATATTGTGCAGCTAAGAAAGAAAAGTTTATGTCTGATAAGGATATTGCTGTCTTAGTAGCACTCGTTTCTTCTGGTGTATCATCTGCACTTGGTGTTAAAGCGATGCCAAAAGGAAAGTCTTTGGGTGACAAACTATTTTGTTTTTCAAGTAACTTTTTTAGATCAGTAAATCAAGCTACTACATTCTTTTCAAATATCATTACTTTGGTTAAACGTATAATTAGTAAATTTTTATTCAAAAACAAAAGTCTTAAAATGGAAAAAATGTTGGCTAATCACGCTAAATTAAAACAACATTACGATGAAATAGTTAGTTTACGATCACAAATCAACAATCCACAATTAACACAATCTATAGATGGACAAAAACAGTATCTAAGAGCATATTTTCAAGCTAAAAACTATAAACGCGAGTTTATGTTTTGTGAAGATAAGGGAATGACCGAATTTTGTAAGGAGAATGACAAATTCATAAGGGACTTCGAAAATGATACAGTTCTAGTAACTAGTGCTGTGATCAGAGAAGAACCCTTCCTTGTTAAAATTACTGGAC